TGTAGGTATCTTCTGTAATATCAGTTCTTTTTTCAGTTTCAATCAGAAGAACTTCTTTTGTAGCAAGTTCTTCATAAGCAACAATAAACTTACAAATTTCTTCAAAAACTACTTTCTCGTGAAGATTTTCAAAATATTCAGATTTGATAAATGGTAAAACTTTTCTGCAATATTCATTATTGAAGAGAAGATTACGAAGAATAGTAGTTTCGACTTTTTCCATTACTTATAGTGTAGATATGTACTAATAATATATTTTTGAGAACTAATTGGGATTAGTCCAGCATGTGGGAACATCCAGAGGGGAGGAAATACAAGAAGATTTCCTTTCTTTGGTTTAATCATCACATCAACAAATCGTGTTTCACCTCCCACCTCGACATCATTAAGATACCACATAAAAGATAAAAATCTTCTTGAGGTATTATAATCAGTCACATCAACATGAGTATCAAATAAATCATTCCCATCATTATTATATCGTTTAATACGAAATTGCTCAAATGCGTGTTGTTCTGGAAATACTCTACCATCTACCATTTCATAATATTGATTACGATAATCAAATGTTTTCTGAATAAGATGATTATGAACTTGATCTGCCTCTTCACTAATCTTACAATTTTCTGTAAGATTAAATTGAGTGAAGTTTGGTTTTCTTTCATTATCTACCCGTTGTTGTTTTTCTGGAACTTGTTCGAATAGATTAATCAAAAAATCACATATATGATCTTCAAGCACATTATCATAAACTTGAATTAAATTATTAAGAGTTGCCATATGTAAATTCTTTTCTTGCGGTTTCATCAAGTGCCTGCATTATTTCTGGCGTAAAGTATTTCTCTGGATTTTTTAGTATCTCCTTTGCATAGAGTTTCTTACCATCAATCTCATAACGTCCAGCAACATTCTTCCAAAGTCCACCAAGTTCTCCAAGTTCAAGCAAACCATAATACCTATCCAGACCACGTTCATCATAGAACAAACGTATTTCAACATCTTGATTTTCTTTACTTAAACGTGATTTAGCCGTCTTTGCCTTGATAATGTTTCCAATAACTTCTGTTCCGTCCTTCTCCTTCTTCTTCGAAAGATGAATGATCGTAGAAGCCGCATACTTAAGACCACTACCACCACCCATCTCCTTAGTAGGAACATAAGCACCGATAACATCATATGTGTGATTAGTTACAATCATAGGAATTTTTGCCTGACCAAGTTTCAAGGTAAGCATACGGAATGCTCCCTTAATCAATTGGGATTTGGTCATATCCCTCACTTCTTTATCATTCAGAGCATCATTAATCTCTTTACTGGTGGAAAGCATTCCCAAAGAGTCAAGAACAAACATACAAGGACTGCGCTCTGCTTCAGGTTTCTTCAAATAAAGATCAACTGCCTTCAGTGCCTTACCACGAAAATCTTCTACGGTGACAACATTGACAACAACCACACGAGTTGTGTCAATTCCCTTACCCTCCAATAGGGATCTTGTGATCGCAGATTCAGTATCAAAATATAAACAATATCCAGTAGGATTATTAATAAGAAAATTTTTGACCACTGCCAAACTAAAGAAAGTTTTTCCAGTGCTACTTTCACCTGCAATTGCAGTAATCTTGTTGCCAGATACCCCACCAAAGATACTCCCACTGACAAGAGCATTAAAGATGTACGAACCCGTGTCCACATAAGTTTCAGTATCATCAATATTTGATGCCAGTTGTGTATAATCGCCACCAATCTCTTTTACAATATCTTTAAGAAAATCCATTAAATCACCATCCCGTATTGTTCACGAAGTATTTTTTTATAATAATCAGGATTTGTGTTCCTGACTTCTTTTACAGTTTTAAGTTTTTGATAAAGTGCAGCATCTCCACCTACACCAAGAGCACTAATGATCGTATCAAGTTCCTTGTCATTAATTGGTAATTCCATTAGGTAAAAAAGAGTTCTAAATTTACAGTTTTTTTCACATTCCATCCAATTGCATCCAAGATAACTTTCATTGGATCAAGGAAACCTTTATTGAATTGTAGTTCATAATCAATATATTTGTCCAGTCCCAATTCTTTTGGAAACATTTGAATGAATGCAATTACGTTCTCACGAATTGGATTTGGAAGTTTAAGATAACAAAATTTGATCTTTTCACCATTTTGAATGAGTGCATATTTTTTATCCAATCCTTTCTCCTTAATCATATAATTGTATATCAAAGCACCTCTTGCATGAATTGGAGTTCCCTTACCATAAAGAGTAGAAATTGCTTTATGTTTATTTACATCCGAAACCATACGAGGAAAAGATATTTCTTCAGCAGAAAGACCATTAAAAGTTTCACGACAACTATCTATATAAGAAATCATTTCATCTTCAGTTTTACTCATTACTATCTTCAGACCTTCCTTAATCATTTGACGACAAGGAGCAGGAGTAGAAGATTTAACTGCTTCAATTCCCATAATCTTAAGCTTTGGTTCATCATAACGAACACCTTCACTATCCCAAACATTTAGAATATAACGCTTCTTAGCAGTCCAGATACCACGATCAGCAATATTCTCACGCTTCATTTGCATCTTCTGGGCATAAGCATTCACATAATCTGCCAGTTCTTGATAAGAACCTTCAATATACTTCTCAAGTTCCACTTCACAGATCTTATCAAGGAACGAGACAACGCTTTCAGAAGTTTTCTCTCTTCCCTTGAATACATTTTCAACCAAAGGACCCAAATTAAGATAAATGGAGTCAGTATCAGAAGCAATAACATAATCTTTATTGTTTGTTTTAAGAACTTTATTGAGGTACTGGTTCATTTTATTTTCAATCCAACGAATTGAAACCTGTCCCGAAAGAGTGATTGCCTCCGCATTTGCTAACTTATAATAACGAAAGTATTCATTACCAATCGCACCATAAGCAGAGTTTAGAGAAATCTTTTTTGCCATTTGAATATTATTACATCTAGCAATTTCCTTTTCTATCTCTTTTGTTGGAGTTTTTTCATATTGTTGTTTAGCGACAAGCATTTTTTTCTTAAAAATAACTCTGTCGTTATACATTTTTTCCATCAGTTCTGGAAGAAAACCTTCTACTCTACGATAGAGTGCTCCATTTGCAGTCATAGTTAAGTTTATTTTTTTTAGAGGTTCTAAATTCAATTCTTGATTTAGAAGTTTATCTACATTAACTTTTGCAGAAAGTTTTCTTACCTGTTTGAGTGCTTCCAGTTCTTCTACAATTTCCTCACGGGACATTTTACGAACATCTTTCCACATTTCAATTCTCCATAATTTTAGTATGCTTTTTAATTCCAAATTCCTTTAATCTTTGTTTGATTAATACCTCACTACAATTATAATGTTCTGCAATTTGTTTTCTTGTCTTATTTTCAATAAGATATATTTTTCTCAAATCTTCACTTTCAATTTTGTAAGTCCTACTTTTTTTCCTAGTTTCTCTAAATCTTTTCAAAGTATTTTCACTCATAGGATATGATTTTCCTTTTACACGACCACCACCACTTTTGGAAATATTGTAGAGTGTGCCTCCTTCGTCAATTAACTTATATTTTTCAATAAGTTCTTTTTCAAGGTTTAGGCATTCTTCTTTTGTACCTTCAAAAATCTTTTCAACACAAGGTTCAATCCCATTTAAAATCATAGATTTTATTTTTCCATAAAAAGAAGGATAATTTGCATCATATGGCATATAAGAACTTGGTTTTAAATGAGACCACATTCTATAACCTTGTCCCATACCAACATAGAACACATTTACATCTTCTTTATACTGATAAACATACATAGGATACTAACCTTTACTTATAAACTATCTATATCCTATTTATATTATAGTATACTTTCAAGTTCAGCAATTCTTTTATTAAGTTCATACTTTTCGACAAGTGTTTCTGGTGAAATTGAATATTGCATAATCAGGTGAGGATAAAGCGAATTCAAATCAAAATTGACAACATAATCATACTTACCAGGAATTGGTTCTTTTACATAAGCACCAGCAAACTTATCACTTTTTGTAGAACGGTCTTTTTGTGGAATCACAATATTTCTTTTCTTCAAATAATTGAAAATAATCGCATCCCAAGTTCTTACTTGATAAAAAACATCTTGATAATTAACTTTTGCATCATATGCCATCGTAAAACAAAGTTCAATCAACTTCATCTTATCTTCAAGCCTATCAACCAGTTCTACGTCTTTGATATTATAATCAATAAACTTTTGCCAATTTTGAGTATAAAAATCTTTAAAAGTTTCAAACTCGGAGTGGTCCAATTTCTTTTGTCCTAATTCCACATTTGCAATATGGTCCAGACGATAACTTTCTTGATTTGTATAAGTAAACTTCTTATACAAATCGAGATAATCAATCACAGAGACTCCAGCAATACTATAAGAGATTTGATCTCTACCAGCAATCACCATTTCTTTTCTATGAATATTCCTCCAAGGAGAAAGACGACGAGCATCTTTTTCTCCAAGAATTCTATCAATTCTTCCTGCGATATAAGGAATATCATAAAGTTCACAATTCCACCCAGTTACAACATCAGGTGTTTGTTCTTCCCAAAATGCCAGAAATCTATGAATTAAATCGATTTCATCACTACACTCCACATACATCACATCCTTACGGGTATTATTATAAGGACGAGAACCAAAACAAATAATCTGTTTGGTTGCATAGTTTTGTAGAGTAATCGCAAGAAGTTCTTCGGCACAATCGAAAACATTCGGAAATCCACCTTCAGAAGCAACCTCAATATCAATTGTTACTAGACGAATTTTCTTAATATCAAACTTGATTTCATCTTCTGGATATTTTTCTGAAATATATTGTGCTTTGTAATTATCATTTCCATAAATTGGAAATCCTTCTACCATCGCATATTTTGCAAAGAAATCTTTACATTCGGAAATCTTACCAGGTCGAATTGGTTCTACATCCAATCCATCTAAAGTTTTATACTTGCTTTTCTTTTTGGAAAGAACATAAAGAGTGGGATGAAACTCCTCTTCATATGAAAAATAGTTCCCATCCTCATAACCTCTCACATAGATTTTATTGAATTTTTCATAAACATTTGTATAAAATCTCATTTAATTAATTTAAGATAGTTATCAAGCAATTTTCCTTTTGGTTCTACAAGAGTTAAAATTTTATCAGAACTTAACATAATTTCGGTCTTGTCTGTATAATCACTCATCCAGGGAACCATTTCTTGGTTATCAAGAATAAGGTGAGGATTGATCAATCTACAATCAGGTTGTCCAATATCTGCTAATACTTCCTGTATTTCGCTAATTAAAATCAACTTGTTCGTTAAGACTAATACTTGTATTGTTGTCTCCTCCACTTGCTCGTCCATCGGCAACGTCATTTCCTCTTCCATTCATTTTCTCCTCGTAAGATTTTTTTACCATTTCTACTGGTTCCACAATTGAAACCACCCAATCTGTGCTTACCGCAATATCTTTTTCAGATGACAAAGGCATCCAAGAATGAAAAGAAACACTATATTCCTTTTCAGTTTCTTCCGTTAATATCTGTGGAACTATAAGTTTTACAGCATAAGGATTTGAAAATAAAAATGAAACTACTTTTTCATCTTCACTTACAATCTCCTTGATATCCGCAATTACTTCTTCTCCAGATTTCAAAAGTGCTAATTTGATAGACATAAACCTTTCATACCTTTTTTTATTATAAACAAAAAAATGGGAGGTGTCAACTGGTTTTTGCCAGTTACCTCCCTGCGACAACGATAGTTAGCTCAATGTTATTTAGTTGAGTTGATATACCTTTCTTTTCTGATGCTCTGGAATAACTCTATTTAGTTTAATAGTAAGTAACCCATCTTCAAAAGAAACATCTTTAACTTCCACATCATCAGAAAGAGTCCAGGTGCGTGTGAATGCTCTCTTTGCTAATCCCTGATGTAGGTATTGATCTTCAGAATCAT